GTATCAAGAGTCTCTGGTGCTGAATTTATCAAATCTCCAATAACGGTTTTTACATAAGCAGTCGTTGCGATCTGTGTATTATTTACTGTGTTAGCGGCAGTTGGGGCTGTTGGTACTCCAGTAAATGCTGGGGAAGCAATGTTGGCTTTTAAAGTAACTGTATTTGAAAGAGTACTGACATTGGCAGACAGGGTTGTGACAGTATTTGAAAGAGTACTTGCATTACCTGAAATGTCTGTTACGGTGTTTGATAATGTACTTAGATTTGCAACTGTTGCATAAACTGTTGGGGATACCCATTCTAATCCAGTCGTAGTAGACGAGTTTGCAGTCAATACCTTTCCATCAGTTCCAACAGGAAGGCGCACAGGCTCTGAAGTGCCTCTTGCTAAAATATCTCCCTTTGTTGTTAAGGTTGTTGCACCACCTTCTGGACCTGTGGAGCCAGTAGCACCTTGAGAGCCATCAGCCCCAGATATCTCAATCCAAAATGAATCATAATAAATAAACTGCTTTCCAGTGTCTGATTCAAACCATAAATCACCAGAAGATGGGCTTGCTGGTGGTGTTGTAGCAATTTCTATACTGCTAGCACCTTGAGCATATAACGCAGAGCTTAATATAGAAATTGCATTACTAGAATTCTTATAATACAAAATACCGTCGGCATAGTTAATAGCAAGCTCCCCCACCTCAAGTGAAGTGGGGGTGCTGTTTGCTGTTCCTGAATTTTTTAACTTAATTACATTAGCCATTCAAGCCTCTTAATTAGAAAGTACCACCATCAATTGTAGCAGTGTTCGCAGCAAGTGCTGCGAGCTGAGCGCTGTAGGCTTGAACATTTGAACCGATTGCAAGACCTAATGCAGTTCTTGCATCAGAAGCATTTGCAGAGCCAGTACCGCCATAAGCAATTGCTACAGCAGTTCCTTGCCATACACCTGTACCGATTGTGCCTACAGATGTAAGGCTTGAGGTAACAACACTTGAAGCCAAAGTTGTATTTGAAAGCACTGCTGAGCCCCCAATGTAGAATGACTTACCAGAAACAATATTGAAGTGCTCAGAGGATGTCCAGGCATCAGTAGCATCAACCCAGTTCAATGTCTTATCTGTTGCACCTTTGATTGTAAATCCAGCACCATCAGCTGTCGTGTCCGTTGGTGATTCAACATTGGCAAGAACAATATTCTTGTCCTCAACAACAATTGTTGCTGTATTAAGAGTTGTTGTATTACCATTAACAATTAAATCTCCAGAGACTGTGAGGTTATTTGAGATAGTAACATTAGCTGGAAGGCTAAGTGTTACTGCACCAACACCAGAGTTTGATACTGCAATTTCATTAGCGGTTCCTGTCAGACCCGTTACAAGGTTTGTTGCTCTATCACTAACTTGTGAAGCAGTGATTGAAATTGATGTAGATACCGCATTGGTCAAGCGACCTTGCGCATCAACAGTGAATGTTCCAACCGAGCTTGCGTTACCATAAGTTGCTGCTGTAACAGCGGTATTGTCAAGATTAATTGTTAATGTGTCCGTATTACTTCCTATCGACGAAAGACCGGTACCGCCAGCAATTGTTAAGGTATCTGCGCCAGATGTGATCGTTTGATTGAAGCCGCTGTCTCCAGATACAGTGAATGCTGTAGCAACATTAGCTATAGCGCCATCAACATAAAGCTTAGTAGCAGCATGACCGTTTGCGGTTGGAGTAGGGACAATTGTGTTTCCACTAAAAGTCTTGTTACCAGTGATTGTTTGTTCACCAGTCAAGGTGATAAAAGCACCAAGACCACCGATTGCTTCAACAGTGGTTGCAGTTCCACCTGCACCACCAGTTCCCTTACCGTAGTAAAGAATATTATCTACTTCGTTAAATGCTAATTCTGCATTCTCTAGACTTGTAGGTGCGCCAGCACTGCCAGTCGCCCTTCTTTTAATTCTCAGCGTATTCGCCATTAGTAATTTCCCCCATCCATTAATAAATCGGCTGCGCTATGAACATGATCTGCCCTAGCCGCCAAAGTGCTCACACCAACAACCCCACTTCTTGCAACATCAGTGACTGTTGTAGCTAAACTTAAACTTCCCAAATTGATTGTTCCTGAAGTTTGTGTTAATACCGTAGTGTCATTTGTCTGTACCGTTATTGCTGTAATTTCAGAAGCAACAGTGACATTTGAGACATCAGTAGAAATAGAAAGCGATGTGATATCGCTATTACTTACTTGAACAGTAGTGATATCACCAGCCATTACCTGCTGACCTCACCAGTTATCGTTGCTGTTCCAGTAATTAATGTTGTAACCGTTGAACCATTAGTTTCCTGAAAGTCATAAACATAAGTCCCCGCAGCAATATTTGCTGTCGCCGCAGATGTCAGCGACAAAACAACAATCCCGTTGGCACCATTCGTAATTTGAGATGTAAATGTAGCTGCAGCTGTTTCAGAATTTCTTTTTTTCCTAATTTGTCCAGTATAAGTCCTAGTGGAAATATTAACATTGGCATTAGCGCTATCTTTAATACGCAATTCATGAGCATAAGTATCGCCCTGATAAATAGTAATATTTCTAGTTGCAGCCATAATATCTCCTATAAGATATTATCAAAGATTGGTTATGCCAGCAATGCAGCCCATGTAGGCTGATCAACATTACCAGTAACTGGAATGCCTTTTGCTTTCTGGAATTGCTTAACAATCTCTTGTGTTTTAGGACCAAAATCTCCATCAGGCTTACAAGCAAAGCCGTGCTTATCAAGAAGTGACTGAGCTTCTTTCACGGCTTTACCCTTATTATCTTTTACAATATTTGGTTTATTAGCCGCCGCTACAACATTGGCTGCAGGAGTTGCTGCCTTCTGTTCTGCTGCAGCTTTCTGTTCCGCAATTGAACCAAATGCGCTACCCGGCTTTGGATTACGAGCAACATAGTCTTTCACTGCTTGCGGTACTGCATCACCACATACATAACGAATATGCCAAGGCTCTGAAGGAACTACTTCCCAACTCCACCCAAACTTTTCAACATTAGCAATCAACCAATTAATTCTTTTCTTCTCTGAGGCGTTAGCAATATCAACCGCCAAACCGAGATTGTGCTGAGACTTACCTGGTGTCGCCAGCATCGCCATGCCTTTCTTCAAATACCAAGTCTTACCTTCAAAAGTTTTTGTTGAACCAGTTCCCGTATCTTGAAGACTGTAGCGACTTAAAAAGCCAGCCTTTTGACTGTCGTAACTACGATATAAATCGCCGCTACTCGTGGGCTTGAGCTCTACGCCATCAGCCTTTGCTGCCTCAACCATTGCATTCCAAGCATCTGCTGCAAGGTAAAACAACTTGCCCCCAGTTGGAATGTCACGCAAAAGACTTGCGTGTAGTTTGCCTGGCTCTACGCTCTTCAACGCCGCTGGCATCTTTACATCAACAATATAATCCCATTCAGTTCTCTTAGTCATTATTTAATCTCCTCTTTTTTCTTTTCAACTTTTGAAAAGACACGATCAATTTCGTCTAGACTAAGTTTACCATCATCTAGGAATGCTCGTGACAGTCCTTCAATGACAGTTGCTACGCCTGCGATGCCCGCCATGAAAATTGCTTTCCATAGCGGGACACCCGCAATCGTACCGGCACCGACAACACCCAAGCCAGAAGCCGCAAATGTTGCAACGATTCTCAGGAGGATGTTTTTAATCTGTGCCATTTTAAATATTACTTCTTTCTACCAAAAGCTGCGTCGTTTGGATTCAACCAACGCATGATAACTGGAGCCAAAGCTGCAAGACCTGCAGTAGCGATTGCTTTTGGATCTTGATTGCCTGTCATATAGACAGCCAAAGATGCACCAACGAACGACCGCGCCCATGACGCAAGCATTTTCTTATTATTCTCATTCAACAAAGTAGACAAAAGACCACCTCCTTGCCCTAATGGGCTGATACCCATATATCTTAGAGTTATTTATTCGTCATTCTTTAGAATTTCATGCACATAATGCACAAGAATAGCAATTACAGTTGATATTCCAGCAAGCCTCTGTGTTGTACCAGACAATGTAATGTACACAACAAAGCTACCAGCAAGGGTAAATACTAAAGCAGCGGTTATATCCCACATTTTTTTAGTAAAACCAAACCAATTAAATTTCTTCATTTCTTCACCCTCCTTTATATAATACTTGAAAATACTATTTTTTGTAAACTCTTCGCCATCATCATCCTCTGGACCCGCAATTTCTCCAGAAGGTTCATCGCCAGAATCCTCTTCCCTTCTTGACCGACCCTCTCCGCCTGAAGAACCGCCCGAACCACCTGAGCCTCCACCAGAGCCACCGCTAGACCCTCCGCTAGATGAGCCAGCAGAACTTGCGCCCGCAATAACCGTTGCTGCGGCTGCAGCTGCAGCGAGCACTGTCTTACGAGTTCCTACATCAATGTCTGATCCAGTTGGAACA